CACTAATACAGCAGATGTTTAGTTTTTTTAATAATAAATATACAAAAAAGGTAAATTCATGGCAAACCCCTCAACCAGACAAGAATTAATAGATTACTGCTTAAGAAAACTTGGACATCCTGTATTAGAAATAAACATTGACGATGATCAAATAGAAGATCGAATAGATGAGGCGTTCTCATATTATAGAGATTTTCATTTTGATGCAGTAGAAAAAGTTTATTTATCAGAAAAAATAACAGCTTCTACATTACAAATTACCGGTGTGAATGCAGCATCTTTCTCTAATGGTACTAAGATAACCGGGGCAACTTCGGGTGCTACTGCTATAGTTTATGGTAACATTTCTGCCAATAGAATGTATGTTTATAAAGTATCAGGTACTTTTACAGCAAGTGAAACCATATCTAATGGGGCGGTCTCTGCAACTCTAAGTTCTATTACTTTAGGAAACTACGATAACAGATACTTAACTGTAAGTGACGCTGTGGTAAGTGTAACTAGAGTTCTACCGTTTTCATCTTCTACACGTGGTATAGATTTATTTGATGTTAGATATCAAATTCTTTTAAACGATCTTTATTCAATACAATCAACTGATATTATCTATTATTCTCAGGTAAAGACCCAGCTCCAACTAATACAAGATTTGTTAGTTGGGGTTAAGCCTGTGCGATTCAATCGTCATCAAAACAGAGTGTATATCGATATGAACTGGGAAGATGATATCGATATTGGTGAGTATATTATTATAGAAGCCATGCGTGTATTAGATCCTAATACCTTCACCGATGTATATAATGACGGTTGGTTAAAGAAATACGCTACTGCTTTACTCAAACAACAATGGGGTACAAACCTTAAAAAGTTTGAAGGTGTACAATTACCAGGTGGTGTTACCTTAAATGGTCAAAAGATATACGATGAGGCTACCGATGAAATTCAAGCACTCAAAGAAGAAGTACAAAACACCTATCAAGAACCTATTGATTTCTTTACAGGGTGATTTTCTCAACCGCCCACATATGGATTTTAACATTAAAGCAATAACTAATCAATAAGCAGTTTACCAATGGCAACCAACTTTTATTTTCAATCTGGTATTCCTGGCGGGCGATCGTCCGAGCAGCTGCTTATGGAAGACATTATCATTGAATGTCTAAAAATTTATGGCTTTGATGTTTATTATATTCCTCGCTCAAGCGTCAACGAAGATGACATTTTAACAGAAGATCCCCTAAACAAATACTCTAACGCATACCCGCTTGAAATGTATTTGAGCAACATTACCGGGTTCCAAGGAGAGGGTGATTTACTAACAAAGTTTGGTGTTGAAATAAGAGACTCGGCTACCTTTATTGTAGCCAGAAGAAGATGGGATGATGTGATAGCTAAGGATGGCAACGTTCAATCAACCGTTAGACCTCTTGAAGGTGACGTACTTTATTTTCCATTAACTAAATCTTATTTTGAAATAAGAAAAGTCAATACCCGAGACCCATTCTTCCAGGTTGGTAAACTATATGTTTATGCTCTAGATTGTGAATTAATGCAGTTTTCATCCGAGCGTTTTGAAACCGGTATTACCGAGATCGATGATGGTGCAGGCGATAAGGCTATAGATATTGGATCTTATGAAATATTATTGGAAAATGGAAGCGGGTTCTTGCTAGAATACTATTCACCATCCAAATTAATATCTGAAGCATTTAATCTATCGACTATAGACCCCGAAGCTCAGAACGAAACATTTAGAGGTGAAATAGATATTCTTGATTTCTCCGAACGTAATCCTTTTGGAGAAATAAATGCTTAACCAAAAATTTTATTGGGGTACCATAAGAAAATCAATTATAGCTTTTGGTAATTTATTTAATAATATTCATATAGATAGAAGAGATGGTAATGGTAATGTTGTACAGACCCTTAAGGTACCTCTATCTTATGCACCCAGACAAAAGTTTTTAGCACGCATTGCAGCCGAACCTAATTTACCAGAAGAAAAATTTCAAACCATTATACCTAGAATGGGTTTTGAAATGTCTAGTATTCAGTACGACCCTAACAGAAGAGTAAGCCTGGTACAGCAAAACAGAGCAGTTAATAATACCTCCACTACACTTAACGCCCAATATGCACCTACACCATATAATGTAGATGTAAATTTATATGCATATACAAAAAATCAAGATGATGGGTTGCAAATTATAGAACAAATATTACCCTATTTTAATCCTGATTATAACTTAACTCTAAACGCAATTCCAGCACTTGGTATTAAGAACGATCTTCCTATACTACTAAATAGTATAAACTACGAGGATGAGTATGAAGGTGACTTTACACAAAGACGCGCTATTATATGGACACTAAACTTTACACTCAAACTTAACTTCTTCGGACCTATTAATAAACAAGGTATAATTAGAACATCCATTGCTAGTACATTTAACGATCAAGAACTTTCTCAACGCATACAACGATACAACGTCACCGTAGATCCTAATACAGCCGTACCAGGCGATGATATTGATTTTGTTGAAACGTTTGAGGACTTTTGATGAAAATGAATGAAAACCTGAATAAGCTTTTTAACATCGAGCCTATTCCAGAAATAAAAAAAGAAAACCTGTTACCGATTGCAACAGTGGATAGTGTTGAGCATAAGGAAGATGATTTTGATCTTGCACGAAACACCATGCGAGGTCTCATTCAAAAAAATGAAGCTGTATTAACTGACTTAGTGGATTTAGCCAGAAATTCTGAAAGTGCTAGAGTTTATGAAGTTGCCGGTCAACTTATTAAAACCCAGGCAGAAATGGCTAAAGATCTTATGACACTTCATAAGCAAAAGAAAGAAGTGGATGGAGAAAGATCCGATGGTCAGCAAAATATTAAGACACAAAACAACATAGTTTTTGCTGGCTCAACAGCTGATCTTATGAAGATGATTGCAACTGAAAGAGCAAAAACAATTGACTCAGAATAAAAATTCATACAACGGTAATCGTTCTCTCAAACAAATTGGTTTTGAGATAGAGTATACCGTTGACCAAATTAAAGAAGTCTTAAAGTGTAAAGATGATCCTATCTACTTTATTAAGACTCACTGTAAGATTATTTCGCTGGACAGCGAACAATTAGTACCGTTTGACTTATACCCCTATCAAGAAAAGTTTATTAATACCCTTCAGGATAATAGAAGAGTTATTAGTATGCAACCTCGACAGATGGGTAAATCCCAAACCGTGGCTGCTTACATTTTATGGTATACTTTATTTAACAATAATAAGACAGTAGCTATTCTTGCACATAAATCTGATGCTGCCATGGAGATTCTATCTCGCTATCAGTTAATGTATGAAAATATTCCACTCTGGATGCAACAAGGTATAAAGACCTGGAACAAAGGTGATGTAGATTTAGAAAACGGATCGTCGGTATTTACAGCTGCTACCTCCTCGGCCGGTATTCGTGGTAAATCTGTTAACTTGTTATACGTGGATGAGGCAGCCATTATTCCAAATAATATAGCTGAGGCGTTCTTTACCTCAGTTTACCCAGTTGTATCAGCTGGTGAAACAACCAAAATCGTCCTTACTTCTACCCCGCTGGGGTACAATCATTTTTGGAAATTTTGGAATGATGCCGAAACCGGATCGAATGGTTTTAAACCTTTACGGGTTGAATATCATGAACATCCTAATAGGGATGAGAAGTGGGCTCTAGAACAAAAAGCTATTCTTGGTGAACTTAAATTTAATCAAGAAGTATTATGCGCATTCCTGGGTTCGTCAAATACTTTAATTAGCCCCGATACTATTGCAAGACTTTCACCCAAGCAATATGTTCATTCTAAAGATGGTTTAGATATTATAGAAGAGCCTGAAAGAAAAAAGGCATACTTTATTACTGTGGATACGTCACGCGGGGTCGGGGGAGATTATTCAGCTTTTACCGTTATTGATACAACCCAGTACCCTTTTACAATAGTGGCAAAGTACAGAGATAACAAAATATCCCCTCTACTTTATCCGACTATAATTCATAAGGTAGCTAGAGATTATAATAATGCGTTTATTTTAGTAGAAATAAATGATATTGGACAACAAATTGCTGACATTATTCATAACGATCTTGAATATGAAAACATGATATGGGTGGGTAGCGATTCTAGATACGGCCAGCATCTTTCCGGCTCTGGTAAAAACGCTAATTTAGGTGTTCGAACCACAAAACAAATTAAAAGAATTGGTTGCGCATCATTAAAGTCTCTGGTTGAAAATAATAAATTGTTGGTATTTGATAAAGATATAATATCAGAATTCTCCACATTTATAGAACATAACGGTTCGTTTGAAGCCGATGAAGGTTATAATGATGACCTGACCATGACATTGGTATTATTTGCCTGGGTATCTAATGATCCTCTATTTAAAGATCTAATGAACAGTGATAATAGAGAGGCTTTATTCAGGCAACAGATGATTAACATTGAAGAAGAGCTCACACCTTTTGGATTTATAAATGATGGAACCCCTGATGAGCACCAAGCAGAGGTGGTTGGAGGGGATCTTTGGTTATCGGACAAATATCAGGGCGATTTAAAAAATTTTTTAAAAGAAAAGTCGTGGTAGCTTAAAAATTTCGTATTTATAAATATAGACGTAGAGATTTTTGTTATGCACGAATAACATTATAAGGAGAACAAGATGGCATTTCAGCTTTCACCAGGCGTGGTGGTAACAGAGAGAGACCTTACAGCGGTCGTTCCTGCAGTTGCTACTACAGCCGGCGGCTTTGCTGGCGCCTTCCAATGGGGACCCGTAGATCAAGTTGTTACTGTAGATTCGGAAAATCAGTTAGTAGAAAGATTTGGCAAGCCAAACGACACCGTTTTTAAGTCATTCTTCACCGCTGCAAACTTCCTATCATACGGTAATAATTTACAGGTTATCCGCGTTGTGAACAAGGCCACAGCAAAGAATGCGGCAGTTACATCTGCTAACGCCGTGCTAATTACAAACGAAGATAACTATCTCTTAACATACGCAGACGGCTCAGGTGTATTTGGTGAATTTGCTGCCAAGTATCCAGGTGCATTAGGAAACTCTATTAAAGTTTCTATGGCTGACGGTAATGTATATTCTGGTTGGGCTTATGCCGGTCAGTTTGATGCAGCACCTAATACATCGGACTACACAAGTGGTTTGTCCGGTCTGCATGATGAGATGCACGTTATTGTTATTGATGCAACCGGTCTATGGACAGGTACAGCAGGTACTGTGCTTGAAAAATTCCCATACCTTTCAAAAGCATCTGATGCTAAGAAAGCCGATGGATCCTCAGCATACTATAAAGATGTAATTAACAATTCATCTAAGTATCTATGGTGGGGTGACCATACAGCCGCTGGCACCAACTGGGGTTCAGCCGCTAAGGGTATTACTTTTGCTAACCTAACCGCTAACGTAACCGTTACCCTAGCCGGTGGTGTATCTGCTGATGCTCCAACCGATGGTAACATTACATCGGCACTGTCGCTTCTAGCTAATGATGAGAAATACGACATTTCTCTTCTTCCTCTAGGTTCAGCATCTTCCACAGTTGTAACATACGCCATTAATTCTGTAGCAGAGATTCGCAAAGACTGCGTGGTGTTTGCTTCTCCCGAATTAGATGACGTTCTGGATAATGTAGGATCTGAAGCAACAGACGTTACAGCTTTCCGCGATGCGCTACCTTCTAGCTCATACGCCGTTCTAGACTCTGGTTGGAAATATCAATACGATCGTTATAACGATGTGTACCGTTGGATTCCGCTGAACGGAGATACTGCTGGTGCCGCTGTTCGTACAGATTTTGTGGCCGATCCTTGGTATTCTCCTGCTGGTTTCAACCGCGGTCAGATTAAGAACGTAGTAAAACTGGCTTACTCACCATCGAAGACCGATCGTGATACACTGTACAAGAAAGGTGTGAACCCAATTGTATCGTTCCCTGGTTTAGGTACTGTTCTATACGGTGACAAGACTCTTCTATCCAAACCATCGGCATTCGATAGAATTAACGTACGCCGTCTATTCATCGTGCTTGAAAAAGCAATTGCAACAGCTGCAAAATATCAGCTGTTCGAATTCAACGATGCATTTACCCGTGCACAATTCCGTAACTTAGTTGAGCCGTTCCTAAGAGACGTTCAGGGTCGTCGTGGTATTACTGACTTTAAGGTAGTGTGCGATGAGTCTAACAACACCGGTGAAGTTATCGATCGCAACGAGTTTGTAGCAGACATCTTTGTCAAACCAGCTCGCGCTATCAACTTCATTCAACTTAACTTCATCGCGACCCGTACAGGTATCTCGTTTGAAGAAGTTGGCGCTTAATAGGAAAAGGGAGAGAATAAATGACAACATTTAACGTAGAGCGTTTCAAATCAGCTCTTACTAACGGTGGTGCTCGCCCTAACCAGTTTGCGGTTCAATTATCGTTCCCAACATACGTTAGTGCGCAATCGATAGCGGTTGCACGTGCACCATTTCTAGTTAACATTGCCGAGTTACCCGGTCAAACCGTTAACCCTGCCATCGTACAATACCGTGGCCGTGAGGTCAAGTTCGTAGGCGATCGCATTTTTGCACCTTGGACTATTACTGTCCTAAACGATGCAGAAATGTCTATTCGTAACGCAGTTGAACAGTGGATGGGTGGTATGGAAGACAATGCTGCCAAGTTCGGCAGACTACAGCCTTCGGAATATCAACGTGACCTGGATGTATTGCAATTAGACCGTAATGGTAATATACTTAAGTCTTATAAGCTGGTAAATGCTTTCCCAGTTGACCTATCACCTGTAGCGTTAGACTTTGGTGCCAATGATCAGATTTCACAGTTTACTGTGACATTCCAGTATCAGCACTTCACCACATCTAACAATCCTTTAAGTGGTATCGTTAACTTTGGTGGTATTTTTAACGGTAGAGCTTAAGACTTAAAAGTATATTATGGCAATCAATTTATTTGGTTTTACAATCGGGCGAGAAGATAAACAACCGGAGTTAAGAAGACAATCTTTTATAACTCCGGTTGCCGATGATGGAGCAAGTACCGTTCAGGCTGGAGGCTATTACGGTACCTTTGTTGATATAGATGCGTCAGCTCGGAGCGAATCTGAGCTGATTACGCGCTATAGAGAAATATCTAACTACCCCGATTGTGACAACGCCATCGAAGAAATAGTATCAGATGCTATCGCTGCTGTTGACAGCGAGGCACCTGTGTCTATTAATTTGGATGACTTAGAACAACCGAACAATATTAAAGAGGCCATAAGAGATGAGTTCGATGAGATCTTATCTCTTCTGGACTTTAAGGATAAAGCTCACGACATTTTTAGACGATGGTATGTGGATGGAAGAATTTATTATCAAAAAGTAGTAAATCAATCCAAGCTTAAACAAGGTATACAAGAACTTCGCTACATTGATCCTAGAAAGATTAGAAAAGTACGCGAAGTTAAAAAAGAACGCCTTAATGACACTGGTGTAGAAGTTGTAAAAGAGATTAACGAATTCTTTATTTACAACGAAAAAGGTTTAAATTATACCCCGGGTGTTGCTCCTACTAACGGTAATCAATCTGGTATTAAGATAGAGACCGATGCTATTGCATTTTGCCCATCTGGTTTATTAGACCTAGATAGAAATGTAGTTATTGGATATCTACATAAAGCTATTAAGCCCGTTAATCAGCTTAAAATGATGGCTGACTCTTTAGTTATTTACAGACTATCAAGAGCACCTGAAAGAAGAATATTTTATATTGATGTAGGAAACTTACCTAAGATTAAAGCCGAGCAATATATGAAAGATATTATGGCTCGGTATCGTAATAAGATCGTTTATGACTCTGCAACAGGAGAAATAAAAGACGATCGTAAGTTTATGAC